GTTATTTCCACGCAAGGGGAGAAGGGGGCATCGCGTTTCCCTCTCCCCTTTTTTCAAAAGAGAGAGATATGATACGACTGAAAGAAATCGAAGCGGCCCTTGCCAATGTAGTCGGCTGGGAGCAGTCCTACAACCCTGCTGCCGAGATAGATGATGACCTTACCATTTCCGAAAGCGGCCTCACTTTTCAGGGGGCGCATCCGCTTGTCACCCTCGACAATATGGCGGCAGTGATGCCCGATGACTGGGGCTTCCAGTACCCGGCTTGGGATGCTGATAAACTGTATGCCGAAGGAGCAAAGGTGTCGCATTCAAATACGTACTGGCAGGCAGTTGCCGAGAATATCGGCAGCGAGCCGGAGGAAGGGAGCGCAGACTGGAAGCCGTACAATATCCTCTCGGACTACCTTCGCAGGCTGACGAGGAACGCAATCCATACTACGGTGAACACCTTCCTGCAAAACAAGGAACTGGCACGGGAAACCAAGAGCCTTGTCGAGCGCAGGACGTTCTTCGATGGCGCTGCCCGTCTTCAAGCAACGATAGACAACCGCCACCGCATTGTCGGGATGGAGATTGTCCCCGTCCGTGCGATGGGAGTAACCGCGAAGATAGAGCGCATCGGCTTGCAGATGACCGGAGGCACGGGGGATATAACAATCTATCTTTTCCATTCCTCGCAGGTCGAGCCAGTCAAGACCGCAACCCTTCATTACACGAACACCGCAGGGTGCTTCCAGTGGTTTACACTGACGGATTTCTTCCTCCCCTATATCGGCAATGATACTGATGCGGGGGGCGCTTGGTTCCTCTGCTACTGCCAAGACAACCTCCCGGACGGGATGGAAGCCCTGTCGGTAGCGAAAGACTGGAGCGCCGAGCCTTGCCAGACTTGCCTCGGAGGAAGCATCGAAGGCTGGAAGCAGTTGACCAAGTACTTGCAGGTATCGCCTTTCGCAGTCAAGGCTCCGGAGGGATGGGCGCAGCAGCCGGAGATGTTCGACATCGGCAGGCTGGCTTACACGAACACCTGCAACTACGGCATCAATGCGGAGATTACCATCGGCTGCGACCTCACTGACTTCATCATCGAGCAGAGGGCAATGTTCGCCTCCGTCATCCAAAAGCAGGTGGCAGTGGGCGCCCTTCGCACCCTTGCGATGAATCCCGATGTCCGTGTGAACCGCCATCAGGTCAATGCGACACGCGACCAGATACTCTACGAGGTAGACGGCAATCCGCAGGGACGGACGAGCGGCCTCGCTGCCGAACTCGCTACGGCCTACCGCGCCCTTGCGCTGGACACCCAGCGGCTTGACCGCGTGTGCCTCTGCGAGAACAATCACGGGGTGAAGTACCGGACAGTTTAATTTTGCCAAAACCGCCGTATTTTGCACGTGAAACGAAAAGTAATATAATTTATCATTTCAATTGTATAACGCCCGAAAACGGGCTTAAAACGCACAAAATTATGACTATCCAAGAAATCCGCGACATGGTCGCAAAGAAAATTGCCGGACAAGGCACAATGGTTGACGTCGGTGGTGGTCTGCCCGACATTCTTTTGGCCCTTGCTGCCGCCGCCGCGCCTATTGAGGTTGACGACATTACCGCTTTGACCGATGAGCAACTTGATGCTCTTGAGGTCGGCGCAAAGGTTGCCAAGAAAACCGGAACCGCCAAACACCTGTATGTCGTTTCGTACAAAGACGCCGAAAACGGCGGTTTGTGTTTGACGTACACTGATGCGTCCACGGTCGAAACCGTTTCGTATGACCATACGGAAAGCGGTTGGGCCTACAATTCGACCGACAAAACCAACATCGGCGAATAATGTCTATCCTCGACACACTCCTTGCCCGCGTGCAGGCAGTCCAAGCAGGGCTGCTTGACGGCTCGCTTATCCGTGAAGCCTTATCGCCAAGCGAACAGGCTATCATGGAGGCGCAGCGCCGCCAGTTGCTCGCGGGCAAGGATAGTGGAGGGGAGGACATCAGGCCCTTTTATTCCGAAGACCTCAAACCTGCCGGACACTTCTACTCCGTGGAAAGCGCTGGCAGGTATGCGGCTTGGAAGCAAGACCTCTCATATCCGTACACCGTAGACCGCAACCCCGATGCACCGAACCTCTATATCAACGGAAAGTTTCACAATGAACTCGGAGTCGATTTGGGAGCAGAGACTATCGGCATAGTCGGGGAAACGGCCTACGCACGGAACATTATGGCAAAGTACGGGCAGAACACCTTCGGGCTCAACTATGACAGTTGGCAGTCCGTATGGGAAGGAGGCGCGTACGATTTGCTGATGACAAACCTTTCAACTTACCTATTCCAGTGATGAACAACGCACCAGTTATCGAAGGAGCAGTGATGCTTGACCGCGTCCTCGGAGAAATCCAGCGCGGTCTTGTCGGCAATCTGCCGTGGCTTGACGTGGCATTCGGCAAGGCGCAGCGACTTGTCAAGACCTCGCCGGGAGGACGGAGGTACACCACTCCGAATGTATATGCCGGAGGGTGGGACGGACACGGCCCGAATGACTACGTGGAAGTCAGCCCGGACAGCGAGATAGGAAACTTCTCGTTCTTCGCCATTGATGACCCGCAGATTGTGCAGCCGGGTGTCGGCCTTAAGGAGTTCCGCACCCCTTACGGCCTTGTCGTATGGTTCGACTGCCGGAGGGTGTTCGGGGCGAATGATGTCCGGAATACCGAACTGCTCAAAGCGCAGGTGATAAATGTCCTTTCGGGGAGGTCGGGCTTCGCCCTTACCCGGGGGCATATCGAAATCGGCAGGATTTTCGAGCAGGCCGTGAATATCTACCGGGGCTTCTCGCTGGATGAGGTAGACAACCAGTTCCTGATGCACCCCTTCGGGGGCTTCAGCATCGAAGGAACACTATATTACACCGAAGTATGTCCGTTGTAGATTTCCTTTGCTGGGCGGCAGTCATCGCGCTGCTTGCTTCTTTCGCCCTTGCGCTTGCCCAAAAGTGGGGCTGGCTGGAGAAGGCGCAGGTACACGTCAAGAGCGACTTCCTCTACAAGTTGCTCTCTTGCCATTTCTGCACGAGTTGGTGGGTTTGCGTCATCGTGGCGCTGGCCTGCGTAGCGGCGACCGGACACTGGACACTACTTCTCGCACCTCCCTGTTCAACACTTATCGCAGTACGGCTATGGTAACGGCAAGGATAGGACGGCATACGGTGGAGTTTTACGGGGCAGTCGATGAACTGCCCATCGTGCGTTTCCACAAGTACCAGAAGGCCCTGCTCATTGATGCAGGCATCGGCGGTGACATCGCGGCCCTCGACCAGCGGCTCGAAAAGACGCGCAGATACCTTATGGCCGGGAAGGGAGAAGATGCGCAGAGGGAACTCGCCAACCTCCGCCAGTGCGTCTATCTGGTGCAGGGGGAGATAAATCCTCGCCACCGTGCCTTCGCTGCCCTTGTGCGGAAGGTGGACGGGGAGGAATTTCCGGATGCGAGCGATGAAGCGATTGAACGGATACTCGCCCTTCTTGCGGATGCCCCGGTCGGCGAGTTGGACGGTCAGTTGCTGGCCGTCAAAAAAAAAATCGAAGCGGAACTGACACTTTACTTCCCGAAGGTCTTCGACAGTCCGGAGACAAAAGAATACTACGACATACTTAAACGCAGGACGCAGACGCAACTTGAACTGCTGGCAAGCGGCATCAACCCCGAAGGGAACGGGGATATAGATGCGCTGACAACTGCCCTGATGACACTCTACCCGGCGAAGGTTTATGACGGGCCGGAGGGCGAGGAAGTCCGGGCAGACAGGAACTTCGAAGACATCTGCCTCGTCCTTTCCGAGCAACTGCATATCCAGCCCAAGAGTTGCTCGGTTTTTGAGTTCTACTCCGCATACGATTTCGCGCAGAGACGGGCAAAAGAAACCGAGAAGGCGCAGAAACGTGTCAAATCTGCACGTTAACCGAAAAGATGATAAATTATACGGATTTCAGTTTGAGTTGCAAAATACGCGAGTTTTCGCAAAAATAACTTACTGCCATTATGACAAATTCCAATCCTATAAAATACTCCGACCTTATTTCTTCGGATGATTCGATAAAAGAACTCATCGCGCAATTAACCAGTCTGATTGCGAAATACGAGGAATTGAAGACGAAGATTTCCGGAAGCGCTGGTGAACTTTCGAAGTCCCTCAAAGATATATCGGGGGCAACGGAGGCTCAAAGGGAGGCCATTGCCAGCCTTACCACTGAATCCGAGAAACTGGCGAAAGAATACCAGAATATCGACAACTTGCAGAAGGCCGCAACAAAAGAGACGAAGAAACTGACCGATGCCGAAAAGGAAAAGATTAAAATCGACAAACTTGCCAAGCAGGCCGCTGACGCAAAAGATGGTTCCTTCAACAAACTTTCTGCAATTTACCGACTCAACAAAATCCGTCTCAATGAAATGTCCGAGGCCGAGCGGCATGGAACGGAGGCAGGCAGGCAACTCGAAAAGGAGACAAAAGCCATCTACGAGCAGATGTCGAATTTGCAGAAGGCTACCGGAAAATATACCCTCGAAGTGGGACATTACGAGAACGCCCTGACCCGTCTGCCAGGCCCGATGGGTGTGATAGTTGACCAGTTCACAAAACTCCGGACTACGATTTCGGGTATCAGTTCTTCATCCCTTCCCGGAGGACAAAAGGCTTTATTGGCCTTTGGCGCAATCGCTGGAGGGGTTGCAGCGACTGTTATCGGTTTGGCAAAAAGCATAGCGACAGTAATCCGCACGAATGCCGAATTTGAGCAGGCGGTAACAAACCTCTCAACCATCATCGGCAAGTCTCGCAAAGAAATGGAGGCCCTGACGGACTCCGCGCTCTTGCTTGGTAGAACTACGGAATATACGGCAAGTCAGGTCGTGCAACTCCAGACGAATCTTGCCAAGTTGGGTTTCAAGGATGAAGCCATCATCGGAATGCAGCGCTCGGTCTTGCAGTTTGCAACTGCTGTGGGAGCGAATTTGGAAGAAGCGGCCTACGTGGCTGGTGCAACACTTCGTTCCTTCAACCTAACAAGTGCAGATACGGAGGATACACTTGCTACACTTGCCGTTGCGACAAATAACTCCGCTTTGTCCTTCTATCGTATCCGCGAGTCAATGGGTACTGTCTTCCCCGTTGCAAACGCCTTTGGATTAAATGTCAAGGATACAGCCGCACTCCTGGGAACACTTGCTGATGCTGGTTTCGATGCTTCGATGTCTGCTACTGCGGTACGAAACATCTTGATTCATCTTATCAAGACCGATGGAGACCTGGCGAAGTCCCTCAATAAACCAGTTAAATCCTTCGATGACATAATCGCCGGAATGAAAGAGTTGCGGCAGCAGGGCATAAATCTTGGGGAAGTTCTCGAATTGACCGACAGGCGAACAGTAGGCCCCTTGAATGCTTTGATGGCTGGAGCGGAAAGGGCTGAAAAACTGCGTGCCTCCCTCGAAGATGTGGACGGCGAACTTGAACGTATCCAGAAAGAGCGACTGAACACCGTGCAGGGTTCGACATTGCTCTTGAAATCCGCTTGGGAGGGTCTCGAACTTGCTTTCCGTGAATCCAACGGAACAGTAAAGGATACTATTGACTGGCTTACGAAACTTACGCAGGCCGTTCAAAAACTCTTATTCCCCGAGCAGACCGCTGCACAGAGTTTTGGAGATATTTACACCGAGGAATTTAATAAACTCATCAAGGACGGTGTATCTTACGAAAATCTGACCTACCGCATCCAAAAGAGGCAGCAGGAATTTGCCGAGGGGGTTAAACGAGAATATAAGAGCCTACAGGATGCAAGCCCGTTTACCGCTCAAAAACGCCGCAAGGAATACGATGAATTGCTGGCAATGCAGCAGGGCTATAACAAAGCAGCGGAAAATGCGCAAAATTTATGGAAAAACAACGAGGCTGAACGGGCGCAGCAGGAGGCTTTGAGAAATGAGGAAAGAAAGAGGCTTCTCCAGGAACTTTCTGCGGAGGATAAGAAACGCATTGACGAAGCCAATAAAGCACGCATCCGTGAACTCCAGGCTATCGTGGATTCTATCAATTTCGAGATTGCCGCCACTACTGCCGGAACGGAAGCGATGCTGGATGCCCGTCTGCGTAAGGTGGAAGCCGAGCGCAATCTTGAACTTGAACGCAACAGGCAGAAGGTTGAAACCGAGCGCAAGGATGAGGCGATAATAAATGCCAAATTCGATGCCGACCGGATAAAGGCGCAGATTCAGTTTAACAAAGAGGTCTCTCAACTCAATGTCCAGAGACTACAGGCCGAGCAGCAGGCGATTCAGTTGCAACTCTCCAACGTCAAAAAGGGCACGGAACGTGAACTCTCCCTTCGCTTGCAGGCGAATGAAAAGGCTATGGAGATAGAGATTGAGCAGAACAAAGTCAAGGATGAAAGAATAAGGCAGAGCGAGGATGCCATTCGCGCAAAATATAACAATCAGGCCCTGCAATTACAATCCGATTTCCTTGTTAAGATGGCCCAGCGCGACCTCAAAGCAACGCAAGACCTTGCGGCAAGTGAGTTTGCTCTGCTCGATAGGAACGAGCGCCAAAAAACCCAGTTCCGTTTGGAGCAGGAAAAGGCCCGGCTGGAGGAAGTTTTGCGCATCAATGAACTCGCAACGGACAAGATGACCGAAGCGGAGGTCAAGGCTATCAGGGCTGCTATTGTGGCTATTGATAACGAGAAGAAGCGCCTCGGATTCGACAATATCTACGAATTGCTTGGTATCGGACTTGACTCGAAGCAACAGGAAGCACTCAATACTGCGCTCGATTCCATTAAGGATAGTATAGGTTCATTGATAGATTCGTGGTCGCAGGCGGCAGATGCAGCAAGAAGCGCAGCAGACGCGCAAGTAGAGGCTGCAAAGAAAGCCCTCGATGCCGAGATAGAAGCCCGGAGGCAGGGATATGCCAGCAAGGAGGAGGAAGCCCGGAAGGAACTTGCCCTTGCAAAGAGTACGCAGGCCGCCGCAATCGAAGAACAACGGAAAGCGCAGAGGGCGCAGGAAACTATCGACACCTTGACGCAGGCCAGTTCGTTAACTACTGCGACCGCGAACATCTGGAAAGCCTTGTCCGGCATCGAAGGCATAGGCCCCGTGCTGGCAATTGCCGCTATCGCATCTATGTGGACGAGTTTTGGAGCGGCCAAGATACGCGCTGCGCAACTTACCCGCTCGGAGCAGTACGGAGAAGGAACCGTCGAACTCTTGCAAGGCGGCAGTCACGCAAGCGGTCATGACATCGACCTCGGCACGAAGCGGGACGGGACGAAGCGCCGGGCGGAAGGCGGGGAGTACTTCGCGGTCATCAACAAGCGGAACTCCCGGAAGTATGGCTCTCTGATTCCGGAAGTCATCAACTCGCTCAACAACGGCACATTCTCGGAAAGGTTTGCAAGGGCCGGAGACCAGATGGCCGGGGCGGTGCTTGCCCTCGGAAGCACCAGTGCTGATGTCAGCAGGCTGGAGCGCGATGTCAAGGCGATTCGGGAGCAGGGCGCAGAAAGGCGCTTTACGGACGGACACGGCAACACCATAATCCAGTACAAGAACCTCACTCGCAAAATCAAGTCATAGTATGAATCCGATATACAAATTTTATCTTAACAAGGGCACGGATGATAACCAAGTCTTTCCGATGTATAGCGAAGACCTCGCCAAGACCTACGAAAAGGAAATGAACGAGGTATTCTTCCGCACCGGACTTTCGGGAGACTTGACATTCGTGGCGCAGGACTATGATTGGATAGTAGCGCAGGCTTTCGATTTCAAGTTCATCCTAACCATTAACATTTCCCACGATGCCGGGCAGACTTGGGAGTTGTACTGGACGGGGGTGTTCTACAAAACCGACTGCACCTTTGACGGCTTCAACAAGACGGTAGTGGTGCGACCGGAAGCATACGACCAGTACACTGACTTCCTGCCACTTCTTGACAAGGAGTTCAATATCGTCAACCTCGCTCCTGCAATCAGAAGAACATTCATCGACAAACCTGCGATGTTGCAAGTTTACAATGCAGGAGACGATGTCATCACTTGCGTCATTCCGGGCCGCTCGTGGGAGCAGGAATGCGAGATTGTCAATGCAAATGACACGGTGGCCGGGCAGAACAGGCTGACGGAATACCTGCACTTTGCGCTCCTTTCGAATGGTGTCTACGCGAGGCTGCTGACGGATGCTACAACGGTATCCAGCCAGCAGACATACGAGTTACCGATAGATGACATAGTGACAAGTCGCAGGACGCACAAGAGGGTGCTTCCATATACGCGAGTGTCAAGTTTTACGGTGGGCCAGTATTATACTACCGAGCCGACAAAGTACGGACTATATGATAGCACGCAGTATTATGCCGAGCCGCCGGGAAGCGGCTACCTGCCAGTCGTAAGGAATAAGTGGGATGCAGATTCGTACTGGTTTAAGTTCGCCAGCGCAGACCTATCCCTTTTCGGCGATGCAATATGGAATTTCCAATTGTTGTTCAATTATGACCTTTTCTCGGTCTTGCAGCGACTGCTTGCGGCTTCCGGGAGCAGTATTGAGCATATGTATTCGGAGTTCTTTTCGGATGCGAGCAACCCGATAACCGGAGATGCGCAGATGAGATATACTATCACTCCGAAGTCGAATGTTATGGTAGGTGGCGATATGACATATCAAGCGCAGAAAGGAGACCTTTCCTTGCGCGATTTCTTCGACTTGATGCGAGATTGTTTCCGCTGCTACTGGTTTATTGATGAAGATAATATACTGCATATCGAACACATTCGGTACTTTATGAACGGCGGCTCTTACCAGAACGCACCGGGGACAGATATTGACCTTATTTCATTGGTAAACCCGCGCTCCGGCAAGACACTCGCTTACGGGCAAGAGAAGTACAAGTTCGACAAGCCAGCGATGGCCGCGAGGTATACTTTCGCTTGGGCGGATGAGGTAACGCAGCCCTTCACTGGCTATCCTATTGAAATCGTCTCGAACTATGTTGATAAGACCAAGAGCGAAGAAATCAAGTTATCAAAGTTCACGAGCGATATAGACTACCTGCTCCTTGCCGGAGACATCGACAAAGATGGCTTCGCCGTTATGAATATCAGTAACTATGGCTTAACAATCGAAGCTGTACTCTACTGGAATAATTTGCAGAATGGCTACCTGTCCTTTGACTACTTGCAGCAGTATTACTTCTGGGATATGCCAGCCCGGTGGTACTCCATCAACGGCTACACTTATCAGTCTCGGGGTATCAAGAGATTAAAGTTGCAGGATGTCAATTTCCCTGCCCTTGATGACCCCGACCCGTCGAAACTTATCCGCACCCTTCTCGGATATGGCGTGGTTGAGAAAATGTCAGTATCTTTGTCAAGCAGAAACGTTAAAGCAACCCTCGCTTATGATACCGAATAACAACTTTTCAGTCTTGCCGTGGTACGGCTCGTTAGACCAGCAGAATGCCCGGAAGTGGTGGCTATTCGGGAAAGTGTACCCTCTCTACTGTCGGGCCGGATATATCCTGCCCTTCCAGTTGATAATACCGCACACAAGCAATACTTATGCTTTCAGGAATGCATATCTTTATGATGCGAATACCAATGCGCAACTTGCGAACATAACGCAGGGGCTTCAAGATTCCGGACTGACGAAGAAAGATTTTCCGGTACTGAATTATGATGTCATCGTGTATCCCGGCACATTGTCCGTAGGCGAAGACTTCGACAATGGCCGCTACTACATCAGGGCGGATGCCGCAGACGGGCAGGTCTATTACTCCGAAGTGTTCACGGTCATCAACCAGAGCGCTCCTTATCTTAAAATTCGATGGTGGGACGAGGAAGATTTCACGATGGACGCCGGGACGATAGTCTATACAAGCCCTATCTTCGAGAACGAACTGTACTTGCAGGCCGACCTCGCAAAGCCGGAGTATCCATTCGAAGAAGAAGGTGACACGAGGGATGGCTACTTCTACCCAATCAAGCAGATTTCCGAGAAGCGGTATAAGTTCAGTTTCCTCGCGTCCGAATACCTGCTTGATGTTATGCGCTTTATCCGTCTTTCCGACCACGTAGTCGTGGAGTATCGGGGGCAGCAATACTCGGTCGATAACTTCCTTATAACTCCGGAATGGCAAGCCGAAGGTGATGTCGCAGTAGTGCAGGCAGAGTTTGACACGGCAACGGTTGCGAAGAAACTCGGCCTCGGTTACATCAAGGCCCTTCGCGGAGACTTCAATGATGACTTTAACGATGATTTCGATAACAGATAACTACTATGGCAAATTATAGCAATCTTATCGCCAGTATCCGGCAGGTAATAGTTCCCGACAATCACGCGAATGAGATTGGCGGCGGTGATGTACTGAACTCACTACTTTCGATGATAAGCGCACTCGGTGCAGGCTATCAATTTATGGGAGTAGCGACAATAGGTACAAGTCCCGGCACTCCCGACTACAATGTATTCTACATTGCCGGAGCCGGGACATATCCCAACTTCGGAGGAACAAACGTAGCCAGCGGAGAATTGGGAGTCTTCTCGTACAACGGCACGTGGCAGTATAACAAAATCGCCATAGGCTCTGGCGGTGGAGGTGGCAGTCAGGTTGCTTGGACGCAAATCCAGCAAAGCGGTACGCAGATAGCCAAGATAACGATTGACGGAGTAGAGACAAATATCTTCGCCCCTACGAGCGGCGGTGGCAGCGGCATCACGAATGTCCGAATAAACGGCGAACTTGGTACGGTATCCGACAATGTAGTGGACTTGGGAAGCGGCTTCATCAAGACCAGTGCAATTGCTGGCCTGCTGAAAAATGATGGCACGGTTGATACCAATTCTTATGTCACGATAGGGACGTCGCAGACGATTACGGGGCAAAAGACCTTCAACCTTTCTCCTTTGCCCGGCGGCACCATAACGGGGAATTACTCAAACATCGCTCTTGGTAGCAGTGCGGCAAGATGGAGAAGCCTTTACGGGGTAGAATTGGTGCTGGGTAGTGACAGTTCTTCCGCGCTCGGTGCTATCTCGCTTAACTATAACCGCAAGAGCGACAATGTCGCCTATACTTCGCCGATATTCGGATATAGCCGGGATAGGAACGCAATCTACTTCGGAGGCGTTGACTTTTCAAGCAAGGGCGGCAACTTCGAGATGTACGCGGATAGCAGCATAAGTTTTCGTATCAAGCGAAGCGACAGTACCACGCACGATGTTGTACTGGATGTCCAGCGCGGGAGGGTCGTTACAACAAACTTGGTTGCTTCCGGATATGTTCAGACACCAGTTTTGAAAAATAGTAGTGGTATCGACAAGATTTCGTTATCATCGAATGTAACGATTTCTGCCAACACCATCATCGGCGGCAACTTATACCCTGATGCTGCTAATCGTAACCTCGGCATCACTGGCAACCCGTGGAAAAATATCTATATCGCAGGCAATGGTGGATTGTACTTCGGTGCTTTCGGGGGAAGTACAGCTGCGCCTTTTATCGTCATTGACAGCGATTTGAATTTTGGCACGGTGTTTACAACCGTTTCGTCTCAGACCCCTAAACGCCATAGAATCTACGGCTCGTCTATTCAGGGTATAGTCCAGTCGAAAGTTGGTACAGGCACTTATGTAATTTTCGATGCGAAATACAATAGCGATGCCTCTATCTATGAGATTGCACCTACGGTTGATGGCAGTTCTACAAGTGGGGATGTCAACCTCGGCAATCCCTCTTATCGCTGGAACAGGTTGTATGCGCGGGCTTGGTATCCGACTACATCCACTTCTGCCGATGCGCCGCATATCGAGTATGTCGCGGCAGTGGGCAGCACTCCGGGATACTTCAAGATTGTCGGCAACCTCGCAGCCACGGGATTTATCACCGCTGGCGGTATCAATGCCAACACTGGCGATACCAGCATCAACGGCAATCTTATCCCCAGCACCGATGCAACGTATAGCCTCGGCTCAGGCAGTATGCGCTTCAAGGATGCCTATTTCAGCGGAAGTATCGGCTCAAGTGGTTCGAAAGTAGGAGAACTTTACGTAGATTATATCGGAGATAATCCAGATAGTGACCATGTTACAAATATCTACACCAAAAATATTAACGTAAGCAACACACTAACCGTTGCAAAACTTTCCACCGACACAATCGCGTTCACGATGCCGAGTTCAAGCGGCGGGAGCGCCACGATTGCGGCCTTGACAAGCGCTCTTGTCAATATTAAGGCCGGGCAAATCTACACACTGGTAGATTCTACGAACAACTACAACCTGCGTATAACTGGCTGGCGGCAGATAAGTTCATCCCAGCACGAAGTCTACACGGGTGCATTCAAGTTCGTGCAGAACTCATCGACCCCTGACGACTGGACGGTTACAAAACTTTAACGGCTATGGCACACAATAACGATTATACACTTCTCTGGGCGCAGCCAGATAACGGACTTGATTTTGAGGAGGTGCGCATAGCGCTTGGTGAGACAACTCTTGATGCCGGAAGGCTTTGCAGGAGTAATAATATTAACAAGTGGGCGAAATGGAAACCAATTAGAAGCTCATCCATAGGTTACGTGACGTTAGCCAATAGAATTGTGGCAGGACACGGCTTTGATGTTGTTAGACCGTTGGCGTGGTCTGTGATTCAAAATAATCAATTGCCTGATTCTTTTGAATATCTTAAACCAAGGGGAGAAGGAGGCGGTTCTGGCGGGGCTGATGAGCATTATCGCAAATTTGATTTTTTACATATTGAATCAGATTTATCTCAAATAAATACGCATGGATATAATGTTTTAGCCGAGCCTCCAATAGAATGGCGGTTGTATTGGAGAGGCACGAACTATGGCGACACGTTAAGGATAAATACGTTTTATCAGTCTCTTCAAGAGGTTAGTATTCGTGCTAAATATCGTATAGGAAATCAAACGTCAATGGAAACTGCCGGAAACATGGAAATTCCTCTTGATAAGTTGACTTTCTCTACTGGTAGCGGCTCGGTTGGGAATGTTGGTTCTTCATTCAAACTTGCCGCTACCAACTATAACGGCGGTTCCTTATATACAGTTGAAGCTCCAAAAGTTTTGAATGTGCTGCAAGACCAAGGCGACGGCGTAGGATTTATTATACCACTTTCAAGTGTGTTTCCCGGCAACTGGCCACAAGATGCCGATACTGGATATTCATTTTATCCGAGATTTAAGGATAAAGATACAACTACATACTGGTCTGCCATAACCAATAAGCCTTTGAGAGTTATTCCGTACTTCTTTAATCCCCTGGAAGTGCTTTTTAATGGCGGTATAGCCTTTTATGATGGTGCGCCTGATTCTGGGGGTGCATTACTTGCTCAGTTCACACCAAATGGTAATGCTGTGAAGATAACTGATAATGGACAGGCTGGCGAAACTAAAACTTGGACATCAACAAATTTGTATGTGCGGTTTTATTCAATATTTGTAACAAATAATGATAACGCAGAAATATCTCCATATTTGAATGGTGTTGGAGGCGTAATGATTTCTTGGGATGGCGATAGATATTCTACCGGTGTAACATATAATCCAAATGTTCCTGCATCTTATGAGGCATTTACTATACAAGCTAACGGAAACTATACCATAGGTGGTTCTGGAAAGTATATTGATTTCAGTTTTGGTCAACAAAGCCTTACGTTTACTTCTGGAGGAGGTACGGCTACTGATAAAAGAGCAAGTATGCCATGCCCGGTCATAAGGCTGACGGTATCATCAGGAACGTATGACTACTCATCAGGCCAAAGACTTTATTATTACTAACATATTATGAACTACAAAATTAAAACTTACATTACGATGTTACTTGTCCTTGTATGGGCTTTGTCAACTATCGTTTGTGCTGTCGCCTCAATCAACTGTAAAGACACTTTTCATGTTGTGATTGGCATAGCGAGCCTTCTCGTGAATGGCTTCTTTATCGTGAAAACTATCAAAGAAACCACCGTAAACTATTCCCACAACTATTTACACAATACAAAATGAGCAAGACAATCAACCTTACCAACGTGAAGCTCCGCCCTTCACTTGACGCTCCCGAAGTGGAGCAGAACCTTGCAAAAGAAATCGGCAATACTATCTACGGCCAGAGCAAGACCGTTGAGGAGTTCAAACTTGGCATCAAACTGCACGATGCAGAGGGAGAAATCGAACTCAATGACGAGGAAATCGCTATCCTCAAAGCGAGTCTCGGCAACTTCTACTACTGGGTGCAGCAGGCAATTCTAAAACTCATTGATGATGAAAAGCCGCCAAAGTAGTATGAATACCGTAAGACAATCAGTCCGGGAGTTCCGGGCGATGACACACAGGGTAAGCATTTCCACAACAATAGCCTTGTGGATTTGTCTTGGAATGACAATCGCAATGTTCACGATTTCATTCTTCCTTCCTCCGAAGGGCGCGATAGACCCTACGATATTCAAGGCCGCTGGCTTTATGTTCGGCTTCGCTTCTCTCTTTGAATTGCGCGAGGCAGTCAGGGAGGGACTTGGTGTGAAACTCACGCACGGCTCGACAACTATCGAAGTCCACGACCTTGATGGAACGCCTACTGAAACTGACACAAATATTCAAATTGAAGAATAATGGTAACGGCAAAGTATTTCACGGAAGCGGAGTTCAAGAGATGCACCCCTTCCTGCTCCCTGCAAGATATGCAGCAGGGCTTTATGACACTGCTGGACGCAACACGCGCCCTCGCTGGTGTTCCGTTCAAACTCTCCTGCGCCTATCGTTCAGTCGCTTGGGACAAAGCAAAGGGACGGAGCGGCAATAGCGCTCACACGCGAGGCTGCGCAGTTGACATCGTCTGCAACTCTCACGCGACACGGATGAAGATAGTGACTGCTGCCCTCCGTATGGGCATCTGCCGCATCGGCATCGGAAAAAATTTCGTGCATCTGGACACCGACCGCACCCTCCAGCAGAACGTAATGTGGCATTACTATTAGTATGAAAAAGTATATTGCAATCGCAGCCTGCGTACTAATGGTAGCCGCAGCCGCAGCCCTTATCTGGGCCGATAGCCGGATAAACGCACTCACGGCCCAGAGGGATAAGTACAAGGGTAACACCGAGACCTTGCTTTCCGATGTCGAGAAGTACCGCGTCCGCGATTCCCTTAATGCCGCACGGGTGCAGTCGCTGGAGTTGTCAGTCAAGGAGTACGAGCGATTTCGCGCCGATGATGCGCGATTGATTCGGGACTTGAAGGCAAAGAACCGCGACCTTGCCGCAGTGAACAAAACGCAGTCGCAGACTATCATTGACTTGCTGGCAATCCCTCGTGACACCCTTATCATCCGCGATTCCGTCAAAGTCCCGGCAATCGCTCTCCATTGTGGCGATGCGTGGTTTGACTTTGACGGGCTGCTGACCGAGAAGGAGTTTACCGGGACACTTGCCAATAGGGATTCCCTCGTAGTTGCCGAGACGGTCAAGTATAAACGTTTCTTGGGCTTTCTTTGGAAAACGAAAGAGGTGAAAGACAGGCAGGTCGATGTAGTGAGCAAAAACCCTCACACGAATATCTTAGGCGTTGAATATGTAACAATAACAAAGTAATTATGCCAGTACACAAAGTCCCCGGAGGCTACCAATGGGGCAGCACCGGGAAAGTCTACCCGACAAGACAACAAGCAGAACGGCAGGCCCGAGCCGCTTACGCATCGGGATACCGCGAAAAACCATCATACAAACCAACTAAAAAGTAAAAGTTATGACAATCAAAGAAAAAATCGACGCCTATGTCTTGGCACAGGGCAATCAGGTAGGAGCAGGCGCTGAACTCGCCAGCCTCCTCAAAGAAATCGTTGACAGTATTCCCAGCGAGTACACACTTCCTCCCGCATCCGCCCAGACCCTCGGCGGTATCAAGGTCGGAGAAAACCTTTCCATCACCGAGCAGGGTGTTTTGAGCGCAAGCGGTGGCGGCAGCGGGGCGATAATCGTTGAAGGAACGATTAACAACAATTTCTTTACTCCGAATAGCGGACAACCTACAAAGGCCGATGCAATCGAAGCATTAAATAGTGGACGAATGGTTATCATTAAAACCCCTTCCGAAGAAGATGAAACCAAATGGGACTGGCGTAGTCTCGTTTTTTTCTATGAGTATGACGGTGCCTTTTCTTTCTCCGGGGACATAGCCTGGGACTAACTCTAAACGCACTCCCTTCAAAGGGATACGTTCTCATACATAAAACTCGCTCCGGGGTGTTGCGAAATACTCCGGAGTTTTCTAACTTTGTGACGGATGCACATTCATAATCACTGTTTTCCCTCGATGTTGCGAAATATCGGGGGAATTTTGTATCTTTGCATCGTATACTCATATCATACATGTTTTTTCCCCGACGTTGTGAAATGTCGGGGTTTTTCATCGAAAACGCACAAAAAGCGGCCTATTTTCGCGTTATAACTCTGAAATGATAAATTATATTGCCGAGAATTATAGTTGCGTTGTACGCGAGTTCTTGAAAAATTAACCCGTTTCGGGAAAGGGCCGGAAAAAGGGCCGGAAGAATAGTAAATAATAAATAAAATTAGATGCAGGGAGCGCTCTGGACGGGCTTTCAAAGGGCCAAAGAAGAAAATTTCAACTTTTTTCGCAAAAATTGCAAAAATATTTTGGAGATTAAATCTTTTTGCTTACCTTTGCAATGTCAAAGGACAACGGATGCGGCCGATACCGCAGCAAAAATGAACAAGGAAATGGAAAAGTTAAATTACACAACACGCGAAATTAACCGCAATTTCAAGATTAAGGTTTCCGGCCAGTTCGAAGGCCACAAGATTCACACCCTTGTCGGAGTGACCGGATTGCTCAAAATTGTCGGAGATACTGCCCTTACCAATCGCCTCCTTGACAGGGCCTTCAACACGATGAACGATGTTGAGGTTTGCAAGTTAAGGCGCGGCTTACGCATCAGTTTCTATGTCGCATAGTTTAACCCATAAAATACCCAGTTATGAAAACAATGCATTATCGTAAGTTTGTTAAGCCCGGCTACCTTTGGGCCAATATTGACAAGATGTTTGAAAAAGGCAGGGAATATTTCGTGATTAACTATACTGACGAAGTAAGGGGCAGTCTGGTTACGCAGTATTTCACGAATTTTTGGGAAGCCGAATCTATCCTCACCCGAATGGGCTACGAGGGAGTGAAAGATAGGACTTACAAGGGCATCGCAATCCGCTGGCGCGAGCGGGGTATTCACAACGTGATGGACGCTATCTACAAGGACGGCTACTACTCGTTCCTACCCCCGTTCCCCGGCACAATCTTTTACGATGCGGCCACAATCGAAGAAGCGAAGGCCGAAATCGACCGACTTGAAAACCTTTCAAAAGTGATATAGTATGGAAAAGAAAGAAAGAAGGCAGGCAGACCTGCTGATGGCCGTCCTCGGCATCATCCTCGGCATCGGTATCATCTTAATCGTGTAAGACTATGGCGCAGTTACCCCCCAATTCAGTACCCCTTTACCGCATCTTGACGAAGAAATCACGGCTTGGTTTCGGGCAGTATTCCGAACTCGTGGTCGGGGATATTATGAAGCTCGACCCGCAATACTTGGTATGGTGCTACGGCCACTTCGAGAAGATAAGCCTCTGCGATGAAATCCTTGCGGAACTTGAGTTGCCGAAGATACCCAAGCCGGGCACGGACGAGCGCCTTGTCTGGAAGTGGCTGGACGCACAGGCTGCGAAGTTCACGGAGGAAGAAAAGTTCCACGGACGGGTGAAGAAGGCCCGGCAGTTAAAAGGCCGGAGGATGTCGAGATACATTAACGTCCGGAATGCCACAACCTACTCCAAACGGGAACTCCAAGCGATAAATCACGGACACCTTAAAGCGGACTGATATGGCAAAGAAAGTGAAAGGCCGCACGAGGCGGCAGTTGTACGAAGGAGCGCTGGGGAGGCCGCTTGATGGCCTCTCCGTCCTCGCCTTCCAGTTCCGGAACGAAGGAGACCAGCAACGGGCGCACTATGACCTCCTGTCCGCAAATCCAAAGCCGCAGTATGCGATGTATGACGGATGCCGGACGCAGGCTTATATCATCACGCAGCCGGAATGGGAGGAGCAAATTACGGCAATAGTCAAAGCCGCCGGAGGCCAGCAGTTCGAGCCAGTTATAGATAGAGTAGAAAATGTTGCAGAATAATTTTGTTAATTAAATAAAAACACTTATATTTGCAGTGTCGAATTGACAAGACGGACGGCCCGATAGCCGGAATATAAAACCCAAAGACAATGAAAGCAATAATTGGAACACACCGCAACCCTATCACAGTAGAACTGACCAAACTTGTGTATGACGAGGCAACGGAGTGCGTAGTCTGCCCGGAGTGCGGAGAGGCCCTTGAATATGTCGAGCCTTGTTTCTTCGACCACTGCAACGAGACCCACGATTCGCCCTCCGACTGCGATATTCCCTGTTTCCTCTACGTCTGCCCGGAATGCGGCAAGCGGTTCTATTCCGCAGAAGAAATTTAACCCTTAAATAAAGTAATAATTATGTTCAACATCGAGCAAGCAATCGCCCAAGCAAAAGACAATGGGCGCGAAGTAACGAAGAAGGCAATCGCCCTTCGCCTGTGGCCGGAGACAAACGAGATTTGCGCGGTCATCAATATGTCAAAACTCTGCACCGGAAAGGTAAAGCGGATTTCCCCGGAGTGGGTTCCGATTATCTGCGAAATGTGCGGATGCGACGCAAATTTCCTTTTCGGTATATGAGCAAAACCTATCACGTCCTTGCCGCTATTGTCTGTATCGTCTTGGCGATTATCGCAGCAATCGGAGCAGTTCTCGTCAATCCGTGGCAGTGGGCGGTGTCAGCACTATTTATCATAGATTCCATTTTTCACATAATCCAGTACAAAAATGAAAACAAACGAAACCAGTAGCGAAGCCCTGCGGGAGTTGATGCAGGGAGCGCAGCAAGAGCCGGAAGTGGTCAAGCCCGGCCTTACCGTAGCCCAGATGACCGCATTGTTCTTCGACAAGAATGCCCTTCACGAGCCGAAGTACCGCTTGTGGCAACTTAACTCCCGGGGCGGCAGGTACTATTACACCTTCTCCCCTACCAGCGGCGAAGCAATCTTCTTCCCGTCCGTCACTACGATACTCCGCAAGGTTATGCCGGAGAACAAGTTCCTGACGGAGTGGAAACTTTCGAAGGGCAAGGAAGCAGCCGAAGAATACACCCTCGAAAGGGCCAACTACGGCTCGTTCATTCACGGCCAGCTCGCCAGCCTTGCAGCCCTCCGCAGGTACAATCTGGACGGGGTGCGTGATGCCCTGGCAGATTACGTCACCCGTAACAACCTTGCTTACGGCTTCATTGATGCCCATGAGGAAGAAGCGAAAGCGGACATCAAGGCATTCGCAAGGTGGATGTGGGAGTACGATGTCAGGCCGTATGCCATCGAGGTCAGCCTTTTCTCCGAAGTCGGCTATGCCGGAATGATTGACCTCGTCTGCAACCTCCGCACCGTCAGCCGGAGCGATGAAGCCGCAGCAAGGGCGAAGTACGGAGCAGACGAGAAGAAACTGGCCGCTATCGAAGCGAAAGCCGCCGAGAGGATAGATGCTATCGTGGACTTCAAAACCGGAAAGAAGGGCTTCTACGATGAGTATGCAATCCAGTTGGAACTCTACCGCCGTATGTGGAACGAGAACTTCCCGGACGTACCTATCGAGCGCATCTTCAACATCGCCCCGAAGGACTGGACGAAGACCGCCAAGAAAGTCCCTTCGTTCACCTTCGAGGAGCAGACCAGCAACCCCGTTCTTCGTCAGGTCGACATCTACATTCAGTTGTTCAAGTTGCTGGATGACGATGACCGCACTATCGTCCTTATCGGAGGCACTATCGACCTCGACAACCCGCAGGAGAATGTAAAACTTTACAAACTCCCCGAACTTGTCAAGGAATGGGCCGAAAAGAGGGCCGAGAACGAAGGTATAGACACCGACCGGGATAATATACCAGCCGAAGGCTTTACCCCCGAAATATCAAAGATTTCGCAAAAATAACTGCCGTATGAGTGGAAGAATAATCAGACCGCAGGAAAGCGCGGCGATGCTGGATTTCCCCGAAGTCGGCAGGCTACATATTGGGCAGAAGTCGGAGAAGGGCTACCCAATGAGCCTCGACTACTTCCGGCCTACCGGAAAGTATGCCGGACTATTCACGCAGGTACTGGGCGCAAAGCCGCAGACATTGCAGATTATCTTCACCGATGACAACCCCGAACTCGTATGCAATGAACACTACGAGTTCAGGGATGCCAGCGGCGCACTGGTAGCGGAAGGAGACGGCAGGGACTTCCGGGTATGGGACGGACGGAGACGAGCTCCCTTCTCAACTACGGACTATCCCGATATTATGCAGCAGATTTCCGCGAAATACCCCAAGAAGCCGAGGTATGAGGGTGACACGGGCTGGGACGTAGTCTTGACGATGCGTTTTATCATCCCGGCTGTCAATAGTGTAGTAGGCGTGTGGCGCTTCCAAACGAAGGGAGCAGCCAGCAGCATCCGCAACATTAGAAACTCTTTTGACGGGGTGCAGATGATACGGGGGACGGTCACTGGGACGGTGTTCGACCTGTCGGTGCAGTTCGCCAAGAGCGACAAGCCGGGAACAGTCAGCCGCTTCCCGGTGGTAACAATGATAGCAAACGATACGCGGATAGGTGACATCCGCAAGGCGATAGCGCAGAAGCAAGACCTTTCCCTGCTCCTGCCGGAAGGGAAAAAGTAATTTTGGAAGTTTCAAAAAAATACTTACCTTTGCATCGTTTCCATTTTCAAACTGGGTTGAACAACACCTTCGGGCTGGGTTATCCTGAGACACTGGCCCAGCCCGAAAAACCCAAGGGGACAAGAGAGAAAAATTGCGCACCGAGACTGGCGGGTCTCAATAGGTATGAACGAAGCCTCTCCGAGTAAGTCGATAGCCGCCACTATCAACCGAAAAGAGGGGCTTATATTTTTGCAAGATGACATATACTTTCGATACTGATATAGCGCAAAGATTTGGCATCAACGAGGCCATCTTAATTCAAAACCTTATCTTTTGGATTCGCAAGAACGAAGCCAATGATAAGCACTTTCACGATGGCCGCTACTGGACTTATAACTCTGCCGAAGCATTCGCGCAGTTATTCCCGTTCTGGACTGTTAACCAAGTCCGAAGGCTATTGAGCAGGCTGACTGAAATCGGAGTGCTGGTAAAAGGAAATTATAATGCTTCCCAGTATGATAGGACGGCTTGGTACGGATTTGCCGACTCGTATTTACAAAATTGCAAAATCCATTTCGCAAAATTGCAAAATGGAAGTGACGATACTGCAAAATGTAATAATATAATAGATGATAAAGCAGATAAAAATACAAATAATAAACCCAATAATAAGGGCACGAGCGAAAATCTTTGCCTGTTCGAAGATAGCCGCTACGCGAAGTTCGAAGACTTCGCCCCTTGTTTCAAAGAGCCGGAGTTCGCACAAGTAGACTTGTACTATTACTGGCAGGTAATAATGGACTGGAGCAGAAGTAAGGGCAATAAGAAACGTGACTGGATAGCAACTGCAAGGAACTGGATACGGAACGAGGCGGCAGCAGGGAAGTTGAAGCGAGTACAGCAGCAGGCCGGAGTAGCCCTTTCCCCGGACGCAGTGCATTACCTTGAAATGGCAGGAGGACTTTTCGATGAATGAGATAGTTGCATATCAGGGACTATTCCCGAGGTCAGAACTGGCACGGATGCCGGAAGTAGTCAAGACACTTGACCGCAGCGAAAGGCTTATCCTCGGTGCATCCGTCAAGCGGCAGGTTATCACTTACGGCCTCGAAGAACTGGCCGCAGAGTTGGCGAAGATAATTGACTGGATAGCGCGAGACATCGGCTACAACATCAAAGGTACGGATGACCGCCAGTATATCATCGTGCGCACGGCGCAACTGCTCAAAAGGTACTTCGACACGTTGACGGTAGAAGACTTCCGTCTCGCCTTCGAAATGGCCGTAGCCGGGGAGCTGGAAGGCTACCTGCCGAAGAATTGGCGAGGGGATAGCGACTCGCACCACTTCCAGCAGTTCAGTGCCGAGTACGTCTGCCGTATTCTCAATGCGTATAAAGGCAAGAGGGCCGCAGCCCTGAAACGAGCCGAGCAGGCAGCACCGAAGCCGGAGACTTCGAGTATTCCGGAGAAAGACCGCCGGGAGAATGCAGCGCGGATGCGCAGAGACCTTGTTATGTACTGGCTTCATTATAAGTACCGGGGATGGTTTCCGTCCGTAAGTCCTATCGCTGAAATGCGCTTCTACGAAATACTCGCCGATGCCGGACTTGCCGACCAGATAGAAGTGACGGAAGCGGAGCAGAAGGCTGTTCTCGGAAAGGCAATGATGTACTACGCAGGTCGCGGAATGGTTGCCGACCTCAAACGGATGAAGGAACAGGGCGCAGGGGCAGATGAGATTCAGGGCGATGCCTTTCGTCTTGCAAGAAGGAAAGCCCTGCATCGAGCGCTTATCGAGATTACACGAGAAGAAATACAATTACGAGACTATATTTTCGAGAAATGGAAATAAAAGGAAAAGTTCATTGCTTATTTGAGCAGTCCGGGACGTTCAAGAATGAGTTCATCAAACTCGGTATTTCCGCAGAAGATTATGACATACAAAATAATTTCGGTGAAACTGACCATCAAAT